ACATTATGGACCCGCCCGGACAGAAAAGAGAGACCAGGGAAATAACCGATGACCAAGCTGAATTAATCCGCTTGACCATGAAGGCAAGCCCCGACAATGTCGCTCTGGCACTGGCCTTGCTGCGGAAACTGGAAGGGGTGAGTTAATGAAACGTGTTGCACTTTATTGTCGTGTCTCATCCACCATCCAAGCCAAGGAAGGTGACTCTATCCCGGCACAGCTTGACGCACTCCGAAAGTACGCCAAGGAAAACAGATATGATGTTGTTGGGGAATATGTTGATGATGGGATAAGCGGAACGAAGGATAAAAGAGATGAATTGCAGAAGCTTCTGGATGCTGTCAGAGCCGATCGGGTTGACCTTATCATTGTAACCAAGATGGACAGGCTACATAGATCACTTCGGAATTTCCTCAATATGCAAGACCTGTTACAGAAGCACGGATGCAACTGGCTTGCCATCTGGGAACCAATCTATGACAGCTCCACGCCTCAAGGCCGTATGATTATCAATACCATGATGAACCTTGCAGAGTTTGAAGCCGGGCAGACATCCGACCGAATACGGCAAGTCCAATCTTATAAGGTCAAACAAAGGGAAGTTATCTCCGGCACAGTAACCCCAGGTTACAGAATTGAAGAAAAGCATCTGGTCATTGATGATAAGGCGGATGCGGTCAAACTGGCCTTTGAGACCTACAACAAAACAGGCTCTTTTGCTGATACCATCCGGGCCACCTATGGCATGGGACTCCCAACCACATCAAATGGGATGAAACAGCTACTTACCAGAGAGATATACACAGGCCGTTCCCATGGCCTTGATGACTTCGCCCCTAGAATTATAAGTGATTCCCTGTTTGACAGCGTACAGAGGCAGATAAGCCTTCACAGACGGCAGAAAAGCGACCGGGTCTATATTTTCTCCGGCCTTTTAAGGTGTGCTGAATGTGGGGCCGTGATGGCTGCATGCTCAAGGCAGAAATCTTATGGCTCACGGCATCTGATGTATAGATGCCCGAAACACTTCCAGAGGGCTGTCAAACAGTGTGGAAATTCAAAGATAGTCTATGAAAGTGTTTTAGAGCGTTATTTGGTGGGGCAGTTCCCAACCCTTATAATTGACCAGATAAATGTCTTGGAAGCCAAACAGAGGCCAATTCAGAGCCTACAGGCACAACGTGAGAAGATAGCAAGAAAGATAGAAAGACTCAAGGAATTGTATTTGAATGAATTGATAACCATGGAAGAATACAAGACCGACAAAGAGAGGCTGCAGAAAGACCTTGATGCCATTCCGCTGCAGGATACCGCTGAAAGCTCAATAGATGCCCTTAAAAGCCTTGTTGGGCTGAACCTTGAGGAAATCTACACTGATATGTCAAGGCCAGAAAAAAGGCTGTTTTGGCGTACTGTGGTCAAAGAGATCAGATTTGACAGGGAGCGGAATTTTTTTATTGACTTCGTGTAGTTCTAAACTAAGAGACAGTCATGTCTTGTTATTTAACACTGGTCATGTTATAATGCTTATGAGCAAGTTATCCTTTTTTCATAATTGCATTGTTTCTTACTCATTTTTGTACCCTCCTTTCTTATATTTGTTTGGTCAGTACACCCGAAAAAGTCATGTGGTTTATCTCCCCTTTTTCCACATGGCTTTTTTGGTGCCAAAAAAATAAAGGGCAGTCCGAAGACCACCCTTTAGGTTTCTAAGGTTTCTAAGGTTACTTAAGGTTACTGGAATCAATCAGCTTCTGCATTTCCTTCATTTGCTCTTTCAGCTCATCAATATCCTCTGAATGGTTGACAACATCGTTTGCCGTGTCCAGGACCTTTGAAACAAATGCCGGGATAGGTACACCAAGTTTCTTCATGTTCTCCATCACGCTCATAAACTCCATGAAGATGATATACAGGCTTACCGCTGACAGAACATATTTTGGAATCCCCATCCCGTAACAGAACATCATGCCCATGAGGATGATAAGCAGTTCTCCGGCTTTCTTTCCTAATCCCGATCGCATCCGGGCCGACTTAAATGAGTTGGTCAGAAAAGCATAAATCAACCCCGTGATGATGTCGATTCCCATCATTGCAGCAGGAATCAGCAACAGCCACATCATTGAAGTAAAATGTACTGCTTCGACAATCTCTTTGATCTCGTCCATCCTTTAGCCCTCCAACTTCTTTTCGCGAATGTAGCTTCTGATTGCTTCAATATGCTGCTTAAGCACACTGTCAACGGCATAGAAAGAACCTTTGTTATTGCTTGAAACAAGTTCGCCCGTATCTTCATCAACTTCGTCATAGGTAAAAGATACACGATCGCCACCATTTACATTTAAAACTATAAAACTAGCCAACTGCTTCATTTAGAATTTCCTCCTGCTCTTTAATATAAGATTCATATAGTTCAAACTCGTTAACCTCTGCACGTTCCTCAAAGCCATCCCACTCTTCTTCTAGTCTCGTCATTGTATAATCCCGTTGCTTTGCTTTGACTTCCCATGCCACTTTAAGATTCGGTGTCCCCTCGATAACAAAATAATTTCCGGCTTTTTCGCTCACATAACAATCACCCTGTCCTTCCTTTTGTAGAAAAACCTGATACTCGATTTTTGTGTCAATTGTTTCGCCAAAAATATCATCAAGATCGACATAACACACACCTGCAGCATCAAGTGTCGCTTCACCGATATCCCCAAATAATGGCGTTGGAGTTTCGTAGCAATATAAAGACCGGGTGCCATAATTTGGCGTATCAACGATTCGCTTTTTGGTTCCAGTGACCGATAGATTAACAGTCCGCACCGTACCATGATAACCGGCGTTGCCGTCGCGATCTACGTAGAACGGAATATCTGTTGCGCTATTTCCGTAGATATAGAAACCAAGTGTACTCATTTGGACCATTGGATATGTCAAGGTAATGTTGCCTTCAACAGCTGTAGAGTTGTCTTTTACCATGACTTCTCCAGGGCGAAGCGACACCATTTTGCCGGTACCGTCTTCGTTGACTTTAAGCCCCATACCACCAAGAACCTTTGCACGTAAGTCTATATAAAGATTTGGCCCCGAAACTGGCGTTATTGCATATCCGCGTACCAATATGCCGTTTTGATTGATTGTTGCGACTGGATAGCGCACTTGTGGGTAGCCGTATGTATAAGAAGACTCAATAGTTCCTTGAATGTTTGCACCGTCTTTGCTCCAAGAACCAATTTCATTATTATTTTGGTCAAAGACCTGCAGCAAACCATTGCCGTTATTGATTCCGCCAAGCTTTAGTGTTCCGCCTTGAATGTGGTTAGCATTCAAATATCCGGTGGTAATCATATCGGCATTAATCTGTCCATCTGCAGTAAGTGCGACATCATTATAAGGCCCTTGATAGCCGGTGTGGGAATGACCAAGCCCATTCTGGTTAAATCTCCAGACATTGACAGCTGTCATAACGTTGTCAGTGTCCATTATAAGAATTTCTTCAGGCTTTCCGTCAGCGTTTAGTGTGAACACCACATGACCGCCCAGCCCACCGGTTATTAATTCTGTTGCGTGTTCAATGGCATCATCCATCATGCTTGACGTGAGCATTTCTGATCTGATGGCTTCAACCTGATCAGCGGTTTGTTTTAAAAGTGTCTGGGCGAATGTAGATCGTGCATCTCCAAGCTCAATTTCGTCATATGTTTCTGTCAAAACATTATAGACTGTTTTAATGACCTCGACATTTTCAGCGGTCACACCAAGGGCCGGATAGAACACATTAACACGGTCGCAGAGGTTAACCCTCTGTAAGACTGCAACATTTTTATATTCTTCAGTCTGCCATAGCTGGACAAAGTCAACCTTAATATTTTCTTTTGGGACCCACGGCCTGTTGTTGTTAAGATATGACTGCGCAGCGTTTGCAAGCTGGGTTTTAGTTGGCTGTTCCTCAAACTCTGCTGTAAAATCCATGGTAACAGGCTTCAGCTTTGTTGTGCCTATTATCCTTTCGTCTGGCACAACAAGAACACCGTCCTGCAGCCAAAACGGTACAATAGAGTCATATGTTCCGCCTGTGTCTATATCCTGTTCCAGATCGGACATGTTTTTGCCGTATCTTATCGTTACGCCAGAATTAACACCTCTCGCAGCATGCAGTTTAACCGTGTATCTATCAAACTCATATTCGCCACCATAGACATCAATGATCGAGCCTTGCACACCGCCAAGAATCCCACGCACAGAAGACGGTTTTGAAAGTGTAAAGTCTGCAGATGTAGTCTTGTCTGTCCAGAATGTAAATGGGTTTGTGTTGATAGAGTTTGATTCTATTCCAGCCATTGCAGCCGATGCGCTTGATGCTGTAAACGGGTTAAGCATGACATTGTTTAGCCTGTATGATATATGTCTTGCGTAAAACGTCACAATACCGTTCAATGGAGCAGACCGCCTGTATATCTGAAACGGCTGACGGTTACCAGAATCATCATGTGTCGCACCGATATAACAGCCCTCTTCAATGTCCTTGAACCTTCTGCCTGTCACTGGATACTGAAACTCACATTCATAGATGCCGTTTCGCTCTTCAGTGACTGTACACTTGATGCAATCCCGAATCCGCCCCAGGCCATTCGAAGTAAAAGCCGTCTCCGTGCTTGCGTATAGGATTGGAATCATTTGATCATTCCTTTCCAATGAAAAGGGACTGCCCGAAGACAGCCCCGTTAATAGTCTTTTATCACCTTTCTCATGCCATCCGAAAATGGTGAGCTTTCATCATGCCATCCGAAAATGCAGAAGGGCCGTGCTAATTAATAGTTCGCTTTAAGTTATTCCTCTGTCGGCTCTTCAACCGCTTCCGTCACGCCCTCATGCTTATAGCACTGATGCATCAGCGGAAATCCCTCTGATGTGAACAGGATCGCAGAATGTTCAGCAACATTAGAAACGGCCGCCGCCGACAGAACCTCATAGTATTTTGATTCGCCCTTAAGCCTTGCCTTGTCGGGATCTTCGTCATAGACCCAGAACACATTATGTCCAAATTCCTGATTGGCATTCTTCTGAATTTCTACAATATAAAGCTGTGTCATAATTCGTTCATCCTTTCTATGCATTGATTGCATTAAGTGCTGTTGCAAGGTCTGTCTGTGTGCAGTTCGTTCCCACGATAATAGCC